GACGAGGGCCAATGCCTTCCATGCGCAGCGGCTCAAGGACCTGTGGGCCATGGCCGAGGAGACGCGGCGTATCTTAGAGCGGGAGATTCGTAGGTTCAACGCCTATCTCCCGAGGGATGAGGAGAAACCAGCGGAGCTTAATCCACAGCGCACTCCGCTTCCTCCGCAGAACCAACGTGTAACAGGGCCACAGCAGAAAGCAGATTCCGGGCGGTAGTTAGTATCGCACCTTCCGTACCCCTACCGCTCGGAGGGGGAGGGCTTCCCTGTCACCTGCCCTCCCCCACTAACTCTCAGGAGAATATCATGCACACCCTAGGCGATGCACCGATTGAGAACGAATACCTCGAGAAAATGAATGCGGTCGCGCGTGCCCTTGACGAGTTGTTCAACGGGGAGAAGAGAGGCAAGGCGCGTGAAGTTGGGTTCGTGCTCCTGGTGTTTCCTTTCGGGGAGAAGGAAGGTCGTTGTAACTATATTAGCAACGGTGCGGATCGTCGCGATATTGTTACAATGATGAAAGAGCAGATCAAGCGGTTCGAGGGCCAGCCAGAAATGTCGGGGCGGGCATGACCACCACGTTCACATGCAAGTTCTGCAACTGGAACGTCACACAGATTTATCCTGGTGACGATCCTGAGGAGGACACATGCGTCCTCTGTAAGTGGATCAATACGAACAAGAACCTGACTGAGGCGGAGAAGCACGAGCTTCGCATCAGGTACTCGAAGGCGATACGCAATGGTTCCTAGTCCAGAAGTAGCATTGATGCACGAGATCACGTTTCTAAAGGCCAGGATCGAGCGGCTACTGTCCGAACGTGATCTCTGGGAACAGCGCACGAAGATGGGCGCCGAGATTATCGAAGAGTGTATAACCCAGATCGAGAAGCTGGTAGCAGCGAAGAAGCGGCTAGAGGATGCAATCGCCTCTTACAAGTCGCCGGTTAAGACGCTGCTGGCAGCTAAAGCCAAGATCGAGGAGTTGCAAGCAGCGCTACGGGGGATGCTAGACGAGTGGGAAAGACTATCGCGGTATGGCAGTCCAATGGCGAAGGCTGCTAACGAACGTGTCAACGCTGCTCGCCGAGCGTTGTGTGAGTCACACAAGGGAGGTGCATGATGACGGAGCTTGAAGCATTTATCCTGTCGATTGACAGCGCGATCAGGAATGGTGCGGGTGCTGAGCAAGGGTTGCATACCATCGTTACCCGCATGGCTGCGGACATTCGTGAGAGGAACAGCATCGAGCATCTTCGTGCTGTCCCTCCAGACGATGACAACCTCATTCACCTCGAGCGCCATGTGCGGCACGCGCTGGAGGACTTCGAGTGCCTGTGCAGAGACTTCGAAGAGAACTGCTGGAGGCCAAATGTTGCAGAGAAGCTGGTGCATTCTGTCTCTCATCATCTGCGGCACGCTGCCTTTCGAAGTGGAGTGGAGGTGAAGCGTGCAAAGGAAGGAAAGCGAGACAAAGCTTAAGTTGGATCGGCAGTGGGACTCACCGACCTGTGCTGCGCCAATTAGAAAGGCTTGTTGGGTGGAAATGCCGGGATGGCTTCTCCTTGTGCCATCGCAAGTATATCATAAGGTAAAGCAGAAGCAGAAAGACGGAGGTGCAAAATGATGCAGACACTCGATTGGTGGTTGTTCCGGGTTGGTGGCGTTGTACTGGCAATTCTCATCGCCACAGCACCCATTTGGCTGAACCACTAAGAGGCAACGAAGGAGGTGCAAATGAGCTACGAAACAGACATCATCAAGGCGCTGACTAAGTTCGGTGGTAACTCGACGGCCAATCCTGATGCCAAACATAACACGGGCAGCCTGATTGGCGAGGCGTTCATGTGGGATAAGATCGAGGCGTATGCCAAGTCGAGGGCCGACGCCGCGTGGCTGAGACTGGCGAGAGAGGGCATCATTAACGATAAGAAAAGCCTCGATCCGGGCGATCACGAACTGGCATCGAGCCCAAGCTTCCTGGTCGTGGCGAAGGTAACGAACCCTATCAAGCGGTTCAACGGCGATGCGTTGGCGACGCTGCTGGCAAAGAGCAAGTACAAAGTACCGATCAGCACGACCAAGGAGTTCATCGATCAAGCCAAGGTTCCCACCACCAGTGCCGTCACGATGAAAGTATTGGAGAGAGGCTGATGAAAATCGTCAGGGTGTTCCCACATCAACTCGCGTGGCTTCGTCGTCCTGAGTTGGATACTGGAGACACAAAGGTGTGGGAACTCCCTGATGGTACTTTGTTCGCAGCACACAAGGATGAGCACGTTGTATTGGAGATTATGAAAGATGGCCCTGGTCCTCCAACCGACACTGGAACACCTGACGACTGAGGAACTAGAGCAGCACATCGAGGTGGTGCGTGCTCGGCGGATCGTGGCTGCTATGGAGTATGTTGCAGGGCAAGAACTGAAGCTTGAGACTGAGCGTGATAAGCTTCACCGCAAGCTTAAGCAACACTACGAAATGCTAGGGAAGGAACTCGAGCGGGCGGATCGTGTGATCTTCTCGCTCGAGCAGAGGGTTGCAGCAATCGAACTTCTCAGACAGGAAGCCGGTCTGATAGACGACTACAAAGGAGCGTATGAGAAATGACAAAGTTCGAGGATCGATACCCTGAGGGCAAGATGAACGACACCGACGAAGGCGTGCTGAACATTCAGATGGGCTTCAACAAAGACGGCAAGTTCATAATCGACTTTGGCAAGCCGGTGGTTTGGATCGGCATGACCAAGGAGCAGGCGTTCCAGTTTGGTAAGAGGATAATGATGCAGACGGTGGATACATATGTGAAGCTAGAGGTGCCCGACGAGGAGTCACCTGATGGGAATCATACATGAGTTGTGTGAGTCATACAAACAACCGGGGACTGTGCAGAGGATACTAATCGTCGCAATCGAGTGGGGGCTGTTCGCAGCCATCCTTCTTTGGGGAGACTTCCTATGAACTTCATGGAGTTTAATCGGCGGCTCGAACAGTGCCACGTCGATAAGCACACACGCTATCTGCTCGGCTATCTCTACGAGGTAAATGCCGAGTTGAACAGGAACATGGCGGAGGCAACTAAAGCGCTGTTCGCCCTCACGGAGGTAGTGCAGAACTACACAAACATCAACAACCAACTCCTCGACGATGTGAAGCGGCTCAGTCGTGGCAACATGCCTGACGGCGTGGAGGTTCACAGCGTCAGGAACGAGCCAGAGGAATGAAATGAAACAGGCTACTGGCTACATCACGGAGGACGGGACCTTCTTCGAGCGACAGGAAGAAGCGTCCCTCCATGAGGCTGAACAACGGTTGAGGTCTAGGCTTGTCGAGGTCAACGGCGCAGTGGACCCCGAGAAGTTTATGAACCTTGTGCTTGGCGTAATGCGTGAACTGAAGGGTTTCGTCGATGCCTACAATGCCGCGGATACCACTGAGCGCAATCAACAAGACACGGACGGAGAGGCGGCTGACGACAGTGAAGCGCCCGCTTCTGATGCAAGTATTGGCCACGTCTCCCCAACAGAAGAGGACCTTGCATCCCTACTCAAACTCCCGTCTCGAGGACCTCGCAATGTGCCCGACGTGGGGAGTCGTCCACGCCCAAAGGAAGTATCAAAGCGACGCCCGAAGCATGGCGCTTGAGTGCGGCGAGTTGATGCACCAAGTCTTTGCTGCTGTTCGCATCTGGCAGCTATCCAAAATACAGAAGCTCGATCTCCACGCTCAGGTTACGGGCAAACGCATATTCAAATCGCAAAGATGGAATATGTGCTGGAACCGTTGTATGACTCAAACAGACGAGCGCGACCAACTGCTTGAGTTGTGCTTCTCGGTATTGGCCACGAGCGGCTGGAAGGATGACGAGAAAGATACGACGCGGACCATGACGAACATGGAGCTAGCGAGTATTTGCTATGCCGATGAACACCTCCCAAAGATGGAAAACTGGCCTATCTACGCCGAGGATAAAACCAATCCTCAGAGCATGGTGGGCATTGAGCAAGTGTTTGATGTTGTTCTCACTTTTGAAGATAACAAAGAGATTCGATACGTTGGCACCATTGACGGGCTGGTTATTAAAAAGAGTACTGGCGATTACTACCTCGACGAGAACAAGACTGCTTCGCGATTGAGCGACGCTTGGCGCAATGCCTTTGACACGAGACATCAGATCACCGGCTACTGCGCAGCCAGCACCAGTGTCTTTGGGTTCCCGGTGTATCGGAGTAGGGTCACAGGGCTGAGGATCAAGCCAACGAACAAGGGTGAGGACGTATATCCATTCGAACCAGTCGTGAGGAAGTGGGATGACATACAGCATTGGGCCACTTGGGTTAGGGAAATGTCGGAGACTTACGAGAAATATAAAGATGATTACGAACACGCCACTCGGTTCACTCATTCTTGTAACCGATACTTTCGACCATGCAGTCTCCTCAGTTTTTGCGCTGATGCTGATGGGGCGGCTGGAAGAAAACTTGCGTTCGAAGAACTCATGGTTCAGGCCGATCCTTCCCCCAGCGAACGAGCCGTAACTGAGTAGTGTGAGTCACACAACTATGAAGGCAAACGGACCATTCGAGATTTCGTCCCGCGATGCAGTGTCGCGTCGCATGACGATCCTCATTTGGGGGCCTGCTGGTGACGGGAAGACCACACTCGCGGCAACGGCTCCTGGTAAGAAACTGTGGCTGTCGCTTGGAGACAATGAGCATCAGTCGGTAATGCATCGCAAGGACGTAGCTGTGATGCACCTCTACAGGCACAGCTACGACGAAGTGCTGAAGCATGGGAGATCAGAAAACCCTTTTGGACTGGACTATATCCTAGCCGAGGATCAGGATATAGAGACGGTCATACTCGACTCGACCACAGCCTTGACTGACTTGGCTTTGAGGAAGGCGGTAGCTCAGGGACTAGGAGCAAGTTCAGGCTTCCGCCCTACGATGGAACACCCTGGAATGTCAGCGTATGGAGGCAGAAATGCGATAACACTTGAAGTCCTCACGAACATCCTTCGAGTGACTGCCAAGCACGACGTACACTTCATTATGACAGCGCATGAGGCCGATCCTGAGAAGGACAAGGAAGGCATAGTGCAGTACATCACGATCATGCTCGGCGGTAAGTTGGTGAACAACGTGACTTGGCGACTGAGTGAGATTTGGTATCTGAGCCAGGATGCTAGAGGTCGTCAGTTGGCTGTTCGCCCGACGAGGAAGCATAGGCCGATGAAGTCTCGCATGTTTACTGGCACCGGAGAGCCTGAGTTTATATTGAACTACGATGCCAATAAGGATGACAAGGGCCAGATGACGATTGCATCGTTCTATGAGAAGTGGGTCAAGACGGATGGTAAGTTGCCCATCCCATCCACGAGGAGAGATCGATGATAGGAAGCAGGTGCATCGCTTGTGACGTAGAGGTGCAAGAGTTCGAGAAATTCTACATTGTAGAGGAGGGTATAGTCCACTCGAAGTGTAGAGAGTCCTGGGCAGAGGGCAAGGCTGTAGCATCCACGACTGCTCGCGTGGTTAGCAAGGAGCAAGAGCATGGCAGACGATAATGAGCCTATGGGCATTATCGAACTCGACGAGAACCTCGCGGACGTAGAGAAGCCGAAGGAAATACCCCCAGGCAAATACGTTGGGGAGGTGCAAGACGTGCAGGAGGCAACGAGTGGGAAGGGGAACACCTACTTCGCGGTTCAGTTCCGCATCCCGCCCGACGAGCTTCCCGCCGATGTGGCGGAACAGTATGAGGACGGAGCAGTCCTCTACTGGAATAGGATCATCAAGCCGCGGAGCCGAAGTGACCGTCGTGCGTTGTTCAATCTGCGCCGGTTCATCGAAGCCCTCGGCCTCGATCCCAATACGACGACAATCGACCCGAATGATTGGATGGGCCGTCAGGCTCGGCTGATTGTTCGGACGGGTAAGTACCTCGGTGAGGAGCGTGCGGAGATCAGTGCGGTTGAGCCGGCGGAAGCCAAGGCCGCACCGACGCGGCGTGCCCCTCCCAAGGAGACGGAGAAGGCACCTGCACGGCGGGGTAATCGCCGTGGGGCAAATGCCTAAGCACGCTGGGGGGTTGTGTAACTCACACAACCCCCTACTCCAGTGAGGGAAACGATGAAGAAGGCACGAGACATTACTATCAGTTTGGGTGAACTCACGGCCAGAACCGGAGAAATCCAAATCATATTCCGGTGTTCCCTCGATGACAAGCAGGACTTAAACGCAGCAGCAGACAGTCTGAATATGTCACTCGCACAGTTCCTACGCATGGTGACGGTGCAGGCTGCACGCAAGGTGTTGGCAGATGTGGCATGAGACAGAAAGCGTTTGTGAAACTTGAGAAGAAGCTCGCCTGTGACTTGAGGCCCGGCGAGTTGTTTGTGATGGAGGACTCTGGCGCTGAGTACTTCACGAGGGAAATGAATAGGGCTGACCCTATGATCCCTCTGTACCTCAGAACCAACGTGCCTCCTGATATGTTCGATGACATGGACATGATGGTGTACAAGGTCCATGTGATAATCACCGACCCTGAGGACCCCGCTCCTCCGAGAGTAAACCCACACGCACCACCGGGGATGGGCAATGGACGATAAAATTCGTATGAGTAGCGAGCAGTTGAATGCCATAGACATATCCTGCGACCTGTCGAATGTGATCGCTTGCGTCACAGGCGGAGCAGGAGTTGGCAAGACGCTCGTGATGGGAATGGTGTACCAGGAGTTAAAAGCAATGAAGAAGTCTGTGGCGCTGTGTGCGCCCACAGGCCGCGCAGCGAGAAGGATCGAGGAGCTAACTGGCATCAAGGCCAAGACCGTGCATCGGCTCCTCGAGTTCCCCAAGCCTGATGACGACGATGTGAATGCGAACACCGATCCAACCATCCCGCGCAGGAACAGACAGAATCCCTTGGATCAGAACGTCGTGATTGTGGACGAGTCTTCCATGATCTCCCCAGGTCTGTTCCGCTTCCTGATGGATGCTTTGCCAAAGGGAGGCATCATCAGGTGGTTTGGTGACAACAATCAACTCCCCCCTGTGGAGGAAGGGAAGCCCCCGTTCATCACCCTACTGAGAGAATGGCCATCGATTGAGTTGACCTACAACTATCGAAGTGGTGACGCCATCGTGGACAACGCACAGAGGATTCTGCAAGGGCGACTGCCACTGCGGAACGACTGCTTTGAGATCATCTACAGCGATAGACCTATTGACCACCTCCTCGACTTTGTGACGCAGGACTTCATGGGGGAGGACTGTCAGATCATCATGCCAACTCGGAGAGGCAAGGCCGGAACGATGCGAGTGAACCCATCGCTACAGATGCGGTTCAATAGCTCAGGGCCACTCCTGCGCTTGAATAGGTACAACAAGGACGAGGCGCCCTTAGCCGTGAGGAAGGGTGATAAGATCATTTGGATCAAGAACGATTACAAGTTGGACCTATTCAATGGGGAGATTGGATACGTCGATTGGATCGATCCCGATGCTGGAGACTTGGGGTTTGTCACAGGGAGCAGAGCAGTTATCATCCCACCAAGGGTAAAGACGTATGATGCCTTTGCTGGCCACATCATTCAGTATGATCCTCGGAAGCAGATCGAACTTGGCTATGCAATCACGACACACAAAGCACAAGGCTCGGAGTTCGATACTATCATCTACTGCATAAGCAGGGCTCAGATGTGGCTACTCAACAAGAGGAACTTCTACACTGCGATAACACGGGCGAAGAAGAACGTGATCTTGATAGCCGATAGGAAGGCACTCTCCCTATCGATGCGGAGGTACGATGTATGACTCACACAAGTGCTTTGCAGAAGATCGACAACCCGCAGCTAACTCGTGAGGAACTCGAGGCCGACTTCCGAACGCACGCGGATCAGCTTCTACTAGACACGGAGGTGTTCAGCGATGGGCCTGTTACAAGCTCACTTGCGATTGTCGGAGAGGGACCTGGAGAGACTGAACTACGCCATCCGCGCAGACTTCCTTTTGTTGGTGGCGCAGGGCACCTCCTATGGGAAAGCGTTCGGCCGTATAAACTCGATCGATCAAACGTTTATACTACGAACGTGGTCAAAAGGCAGATCAGCCTTTCGCGACGGGGAAACGAGCGCCATATTGTCCATCGAGACGAACTCGATAAGTGGATTGGAATGCTTAAATGGGAACTCCAACAGCTCCCAAACTGCTCAATTATCTTCGCGATGGGAAACTATGCTCTCGAAGCTGTTCTCGGAGATACAGGAGTTACAAACTATAGGGGCTCTGTCATTAACACAGAGCTTCCGAACGGCAAGAAAGGGCGAGTTGTTTGCGCATTCAATCCTGCCTACGCGCAACGTGAACTTAAGTATGAGCCGATCTTTCGTATGGACTGTAAAAAACTCGATCTTGTCAATCGAAACGTATTTAGAGAGCATCGGATCGACGCAATAATCAACCCGTCATTCAAGGAGGCGATGGCATTTATTCGAGACTTGAAGCGGGTGAACAAGCCAGTATCGTTTGACATCGAGACGATGAACACAACGGAGACGGTATGCTATGGCTTATCGAATGATCCCAACAAGGCGATGTGCATCAACCTTCGCGACTACGAGACGAACAGGTTCTCGGTCGCTCAAGAGCGTCAACTCCTCCTGGCCCTCCAAGACTTGTGTAACTCACACAAGTTCATTGCCCAAAACGGTTCGTTTGATGCGTATCACGAGAGACTGCGGAACTATCTACGAGTTAAAATCTGGTTCGACACTCTTCTCGCACACCATACGCTATACCCTCAGCTTCCTCACTCCTTGGCATTTTTGGTATCGCAATATACTACGCATCCGTTCTACAAGGATGAGGGCAAGAAGTGGAAAGAAGGGGGCGATATTGACTCTTATTGGGTCTACAACTGCAAAGACGCAGCCCTCACCTTCGCGTGTTTCCAGCGGCTGGCTGAGGAGTTGAAGGCGCAGGGACAGGAGAAGTTCTTCTTCGAGCATGTCATGCGTGCGCAGCCTCACTTGGTCGAGGCGTGTGTGCATGGCGTCCTTGTGGACATGAACGTGCGAGATAAGATCGCCGAGTTAGTGAACGGTGACGTGGAGAACTTCAAGGCAGAGTTCCACCGCATTGTGCAGGAGCTAACAGAGGACGATAACTACTATCCGAACCCAGGCTCCTGGCAGCAGTTGCAGGAGTTGTTCTTCGCAAGGCTCAAGTTGAAAGGTCGCGGAACGTCCACTGACGAAGCGAACCGCGACAACATGATGAAGGACCCACACACTATACCGCTTGCAAAGGAAATGCTCGCGGCTTTGAACCGCTGGAAAAAGGAGGACAAATTCCGTGGCACTTATGTGGAGTCGAAGGTTTCTGAGGATGGTCGGTTTCGATCTGAATATAAGCAGTATGGAGTTGCCCGTGCTCCAGGAAGGCTCTCCTCCGCCGCACTTATATACGGTGAGGGTGGGAACATTCAGAACCAGCCGGTTCGCGCAAGGAGTATGTATGTGGCTGACCCTGGCTGTGTACTGCTATATTTCGATCTCTCACAGGCAGAAGCTCGTGTTGTGGCACACCGGGCAAACATTACCAAATGGAAGCAGCAGTTTGAGCAAGCTCGCATCGACGGCAAGTATGACTGTCACCGTGCCTTAGCGAGTGAAATGTTCAAGGTGCCTTACGATCAGGTGCCAGTGAAAGACTGGACCGAGGACGGCCATCCTACTATTCGGTACATTGCAAAGAGGTGCCGGCATGGGCTCAACTACAGGATGGAGAAGTGGAAACTGGCGGAAGTCACCGATCTTCCATTCCACCAGGCGTCGCGGGCTTGGTCGATCTATCACTCTATTACACCGGAACTCCGCTATTGGTGGGCCGCTGAGGAGAAATCGTTCAAGGCTACCAGGGAGATATACAACGGTATGGGGCGCCGATTTAAGGTGATCCAGCGTCTCGATGACTCCGTGCTAGATAGCATCGTCGCATACTATCCGCAGTCTACGATAGGGGACAAGGTGACGCGGGTTTGGTATATGTGTGAGGAAGACGATGAATGGCCCGACAAAATGTATGCTCGAGTGGCAATCGATGTCCATGATAACTTGGTCCCAATAGCGACCCCGAAGTATGCGAAGACGTGCCTGCGCATAATGAAGAAGCATGCCGAAACGCCCATTATGATCCAAGACGTGTACAAAAATAAACCCGAGCCTCTTATCATCCCCGCTGAGTTGAAGATGTCCTACCCGACTTCTTGGGATGGCAAGAGATTTGTCGAGGACCCCAAGGGGCTGCATCGCTGGAGTCATATGCAGGAAGTCCATCTATGACCATCACCGATCTAATGGCGGTTCTGTCAGCTTATCTCATATCTGGAGGCACGCTCGGCTTCCGGCAGAACCAAATCCTCCATCGGTTTAAGTACCTACCGAAGGAGGATGTTTTGACAGCGCTGGAGGTACTGTGGGAGGAGGAAAAGGTACAGCGGTTTACCATGCCGAACAAGACGATTGTATGGCGTGCTACTGAGAAGATCAATGTGTGAGTCACACAACATGGAGCAAGTTATGACACAACTGCACCCTGATGCTTTCGGCTACCTCAGACCCACTCCCGATCAGATGGAACTCATGGGAGAGGCAAGGGGCGCTGCGGCTAGGTACGCTGCGATACTGGAAGAACTGGTCCCTGAGGGGCCGGACAAGACCTATCTGTTGCGCAAACTCCGCGAGGTGGCGATGTGGGCTAACGTTGCTATCACACGCCACTCCACCGGAGCGCCGAGGGCTACGGACCAGCCCCAAACTGCTCAGTCAGATCAGGGAAGATAAACGGAGACTCGCCTTCTGGCGTATAGGGCTTTATGTCCTTGAGCCGGATAGGTCGCCCTGCGCGTTCTGACATGATGTACTCGGTTGCCCTGCGCACGTCGTTAATCTTGCGCAGGGCATCATATTGCATCGTCTTGTAGAAGTTCACGACATCGCGACGGTTTGTCGAATCGACACCATTGCGCTCAAGTTCCTCCCGAGCATCCGGTTCTATTTCCCTCTGCCATCGATTGTAGTTTCCGTAGTTAACGTCCTTGAGAGATTCCAGCTTGCGTGATGCGACACCGTAGTTGCGCCACAGCGATTTGAAAGCTACGCCTCCGTTATCCTGCCCTTTGACAGGGTTCGGGCTCTCCTTCATAAATCGATTGTAGAACTCCTGCATGAACTCTGTGTAAAGGGGATTGGTTGGGTCGGGTTGGAATAGACCAGGGTTGCCAGGGCTAAGCTGTTGCAGTCCGTATTGCTCCTGCACAGCGATCCCGCCTCCAGTGCTGGCGGGCTTTACATTGATCTTCCCTTCATTAACGGTCCACTTCTTGTAGAACCTCGCAAGGTCGTTGATTTCCTTTTGGTTCTCGAACACCTCCGACGCTAAGTCTGTAACGTTAGAGCGATCGGGCAGAATCCCTGTAACGTCTCGGAGGATTGGCGTCTTTTTGATGTATGTAGTACCAGCAGCCTTCATGCCGTTCTTAAGGGCGGCCATTATTCCGTCTTCTGTTTGAGTTGCATTCGCGTAGAAGGCTCCAAGTGCTTCACCAAGTCCACCCAACAGGCCGCGCGTTAACACCTCCAGTGAAGTCGGCAAGCCTCCGTTTTGGTTAAATGGATCACCCTTGATTTTATATGCTTCTCCGCCGAAGATACCTGAGGGCATCCGCACACCTGCTAGTCCTCCAACAGTGCTGATAAGGGGATGCATGGGAGGAATGATGGCTGTTTCTAGGAACATATGCGCAGCCCTCCACAAGTCCTCTTGGAGTGAGCGCCGCGTTGTCATGTTGTCCGGCATACCAAATAGGAGGTTCTCCTGTGGTATGTTGCTGCCAAGCATGTGATGCAAGGCAATCTCCGTAGCACGCTTGAAGGGCGCCATTTCGTGGAAGAATGATATTTCGTGTCCGTTCTCTACAGGTTCCCCAGGTAGCGGGAACCAAAAATTCATTTGCCGATTGTAGGCGCTGCGCCCATTGAGGTAGTAGTCCAAGTAGCTCTTGCCGTTGGGATCGTTGCCTAGTGACTTGATGTAATAGAATAGACCCGCAGCAGGAGCCATTGCGTACATGGCTGTGCTGCGAGTGAAGCGAATAGGGTCATGCAAATACGCTTCACCAATACGCTTGATCCCTTGAAGGGTTGGATTCCACCATGGAGTTAGCTGGCTCAGTCCAGCCATTGGTACTCCGTAGCCGTATTGCAGCGTCTTCACAACTGCATTGTCAATCATGTTACGCGATTCGTATTCGAATGGTCGGCCTGTGGCCGTCGATGTGAACTGCCCCATTGTGCGTGGATCGCCTGTCAAACGCTGCGCACGGTGAGCTAGGATCGACATAGGCTCCCTGCCGATATTCCTCTTGACGAGACTAAAAGCAGGAGCCTGATGGATGGCCTCGAGCGATGCCTTCCAACCATTCCAGAATACTTGTGCAGCCTTGACCGCAGGATTTACTGCCGCGGCTGCATTGATTGCTGCCGAAGCTTGTTGGATACTCGAAACCATTCGAGCTTGTTCGATGTAATGTCCTCTATGCGCTCCCGCTGCTTTGATTTGTGCGTACACGCTTTGCTCGAAAACGTCTGTGAGCCTTCGAGCAAGGCCGTCAGTCCACTGTTGCGGAAAGAATTTGTTCAGTATCCCTCCACTGCCGTACTCAAGTCCGTGAGCAATGGATCGTGCAAGTTGCGGAACAAGTTGCTGCGGAATTGCCATTACCGTACCGGGTATCGATGGCGAACGGAAGCCTTTCTCTGTTGTGAACTTAGCGATCCAATAGGAACGTAGCGCACTTGTAGGAGCGAATTGCGGGGCGAGAGTGCCTGTGGTTGTGGACTCCAGCGTTCGCTTCAACGCATAGATCGCGTTTCCTGCATCGCTAGTAATTGCATAGAAGTCCGAGTTCATCGTCTGCGCAATCGTCGGGTCGGTCGTGTAGTACTCTCGCTCACCTCTTCGCTTGAAGGAAACCGCTCGCGACTTCCATGCAGGGTTCGCGTCGAGTTCTGCCTTAGTGGTTTTGACAAACAGCCCAGGATTGACTTTCCGCATCTCGTCGACAAGCGTACCCCTAGCCTCATTGCTTAAGCGTGTGGCGAGTAGCTTGCGTGCTTCCGCAGCCTGTCCAGTGAAAGCATCGACGCCTCTCCTAACTGCGTCGCCAAGGGAATTTTTCTGGCTCGTGTTAAGATCGACAAGCTCCTGCTTCGTCAGCGTGGCGTATTCACCGCTGTACTGAAACTTGCGAACGGCAGTATTCCAGTCACGATTCGCTTTGCCAAGTTGCTTAAGTAGAGGATTGGAGTTCTCTAACGCTACGATTGCTTGTCGAGCAGATTGAAGCGTGAGTCCGTTGACCACTGTAGCTTTCTTCGCTACAGCGATTTGTTCAAACGTCTCCAGAAGCTTTAGATATTCGTCCGCTCGTGGAGGTGCTGTACGAGCCATATCGCTTAGGGATATCTTCGCCTGAAAGCGAAATGCTGGTGTCTCTATTCTCCCACCGTCGATAGCACTATCGGCCAATGAACGCGCACCGTTGCGTGTTTGTATTCTATACAAGTTCTGCACGCGCTCGAGAGCCGTTGGGTCCATGCCAGCACGACGCGCCGAGTTGAATACCGCAGCGTTAATATCATCGAGAGTGCGTAGCAGATCGCGGCGAGCAGTAACCGTGACCGTTCCAGGTGCTGCATTTGAAACGGGTCTGAATGTAGGAACTCTTCCACTTCTCGCCAAAGCGAGTAACGGCTTACCGAGAAGCATCCCAACAAGTACACCTCCCATAATGCCGAGCATCTTGTATTCGGTTGAGGCCGCGCGCTCCAAACCCGCAACCGTGTTGAACGTCTCCGTTGCAGTTGGCGTGTATACGCGGGCATTCTTTTCTTTCTCAACCCACTTGTCCTCAAAGCGCTGCTTGAACGCCTCGTCGCTTTCAACAACAACGCCCTTCTTCCTCTTGGGGTTGATGTTTGGGGGTGGAGTTATGCGCTGATCGGGAGGCGGCACAACAATAGTCTGCCCGTTCGGTGCTGTGAAAAGCTTCGATCCAGGTGTGGGCTCTGCTGGAACCTTAGGCGCTCTTGGGGCTGGGGCGACAGGCACTTGTGGAGCATTGGGGAACGCTGCCCCTGCTGGCGCTGCTCCTGCTGGCGGCAATCCTAAGGCTTTAGCAAGCGGGTCCTCTGCGCCTTTCGCTTCCCGAACCAAGCTAGGAATTGGAACATCCTCGGGGCCGAATGTAGTCAGCCCTCCACGAATGGCCGCACCCACAGCAGCAAGTCCTGTGGTTGCCACAGCCGAGACGCCCTTCTGAGGCATCACATATTCGCCAGTCCAGACTGCGCCCTGCTCAACAGGTGTCGCGGGCTTTTGGCCTGCTGTCCCTGTGACTTGTTCCGTCAGTTGCTTAGAGCCTTCCGCTGCCGACTTGAGCCAATTCGCAATATCGCGTGTAGATACATCGCCGATCTTCGTCGAAGAAAGCAGCCCTCCTTTCGACGCGCCTACCTCTTCAACGTCGGCAAGCAGCCCAGCCAACTGCGCAGGAATGCCGTAGACAAGATTGGGGATGTGCTGTAGCACCTTCGCTGCCCCCATACGCACAGGTGCAGTCGCGGCCTCAACGAAGCCTCGATCCGCTGGCGGCGGCGGAGGCGGTTCCGGTGGCGGAGCCAATTCTTCTAATTGCTTAGCGATTGGTGGCACCTTGAGTTCCGGCGGAGGCTCAGGCGCAGGCTCTTTTGGAGGAGGAAGAAGCTGCGCCAGTTCTTCTGCGGGCGTAGGTCCAAGCGCGCGCAGTTCTGCGTTGTCAGGAGCCTTCGCTGCAACAGTCTCAGGTGGCGCCTGAGGCTCAGGTGTGACGGTAACTGCCGGAAGTGGCATGAATGGAACAGCGCCGCCTCCCTCTGGCGCCGCCGCTTCGTCGGAGCGGATATAGTATAGGTCCCCCTCCGACGTGCGCATGGCCTTGACGCCCGGATACTGTGGGGCGCTAGGGTCCTCAGTAGAAGGAGGGAAAAGTTCTTCGTCAGCCATTTGTGTGACTCACACAACTCACTTGCGGTAGGCCGGATTCATCTGCTGTCCGCTAGGATAGCTGAGGACGTTCAGCAGATCGAGGTATGGACTCGAAGGCCCCCCAAACTGGCTGATTGCACCCGCTCCGCGACTGGCAGGATAGAAGCCAGGCGTTTCTAGCCTACGCTGTGTTGCCGCAACGTCCTGAGGGGAGCCTAATGGACGCATTGGCACCACATCACCGGCGAGCTTCTGCCGAATGAACTCCTGAGGATTGGTCGGGCCTTGTGGCCCTTCTTCGCCCTGAAACACTGGCGGAGGCTCGTCACGGCTCATCCCCGGAGTGTGTGTCTCCTCGAGGAAGTTCATCACGTCGGAGTCAGTTCCTCCTCCAATCATCCCCGGAACGCGGGCAAGATCGTTAGGCGCCATGCGTTTGTCGAGGTCGCGGTATTGCTCGTTTACAGGCGTCGCCGATGCCATCTGACGCCCAATGAAGTCCTGAGGATCGCGATAAGGCGCATCCATTTCGGGGAACACGTCTGGTGCCGGAGCGCCTCCGTACCTATCAGGGTTCCCCAAGTGAAGCGAGTTCAGAAAGTCCTGTATCTCGCTATCCGTTTGGCCGTAGAAAGTACGCTCCGCCGGACTGACTAAATCCCCTCCTGGCCCCACATCACCAGAGCCATAGGCATATTTGCTTGGAAGCTGCGCGGCCATCATTACCTCCCTGGGGGCATCGGAGGAGCACCTTGGGGCGGAGCACCTTGCGGCGGTCCCTGCGGTGGTCCACCTTGCACTTGCTGCTGGAGATCAGGAGGCAAGTTCTCCTGGCCCCAATACTGAACGAACGCTTGCACGTTCTCAGGCGACGGATCGGCCTCGAGAGCGTCCTGATCCTCCTGAAGGTCTTGCCACTTCATGCCGCTGCCTGGGGGAGGACCTTCCTGATTGCCCATGCCCATGCGAACTTTCTCGAGCATTTGCTCGTCTGACGTATCATCGCCAGCAGGCTCATTAGCTCCGGCTTGATTAGGATAGGCTACCATGTTGTTCTCCTGTTAAAACGCCGACCGGAACGAGGTCTGCGTCGGGTCATATTGGAAGCTCGCGAAGTCACCGTAATTCGGTCCCTGACCTGCGTACGGAACGGGGAACCCACTAAAGTAGCCAGTGTCAGTCGCCCCTGGCCCCCCACCGATAGGCGCCGCTTCTGTTCCGAAGTTGTAGCCAGCATCTGAACTACCGGCACCGCCACCACCAGTCGATGCCCTGGCACCTCTCGTCCCACCCACGGTCCCTGCTGCCCCCGTCGCATCTTTTCCAGGCTGTAGCAACTTGGCGAGGGCGAGGAAGTCCTTACCACCAGGACCAGCCGTTGCTGCCCGCGTGGCATTGACTCCAGCACCAACCATGGTCTGACCACCCTGGCTGGCGAGCGTGGCGAGAAGCTTATCGTAGTCAGTCCCCGTTTTTAGCCTTTCCTCAATGCCCTTATTCTGCATCCCAATGATATCGCTGCCTGTCGGATCGACAGGAGCAACATAGTTAGCCGTGGACTCGAACTGCTTCAATGCGGGCAGGAGTTCGCCAGCACGCGCTTGCCTCCGCTGGATTGATTCATTCAGCGCCGTGCCGCGCGCTTTGAGCATTTGTTCGGCGAGTTGCTGTCCAGGGGTTGTACCCATGTAGCTCTGTAAAATCTCCGGCACGTTTCCCCTTGTGCGCGCTGCCTCTCTGGCCGCAAGCGTGGAGAGTTGCCGTTCCTCAGTGCCCCTCGCCTGATTGAGTAGGTCCGTTATTTCCTTGTAGGACTCCGCTTCGGATTTGGGCTGAT